CTGGAGGGTCGGTCGTACTCCTTTTCCGGATTTCCGGGAAGGGACGTCGTCCGGCAGTCCCTCGGCCGCATCAGCCCGGACACCATTAGCCCACGACTTCCGCGTGAAACCAACCGTCATCGACCCCGAATACAACACCATGAGCGACTATCCAATCTACAAACGTCCTTTAGTGACACCACCATTGGAGCCACTAAAACCAAACGAAACTCGCCCACGAGGTCGGACAATGACACCCAAGGAAACAAGCCCAATCAACCCATCAAAAGACAAAGGCTCAATGAAGTCTCCTACCAACTCACTGCCGCTTTCAACAAGCTCAATGTCGAAGGAGGGCCGCAACGGCCTATCCCGCAAGCAGTACGAGGACAGAGTAGCCGACCAGGAAGTAGCAAACATCAATCGGCCTTCCGTATCATTGGTAAGTCCAACCAACTCAAACACGAGTCAGACCACGGTTCACTCATCGGGGCGCAGTACGAGGAGAAACCTGCAAGCCAAGTTACGCAAGCAGCACCGAAAGGAGCTCAGCGAAAACAAAGTGCTACAGGCTGTCCGATCAACACTCCCTCAGAGTACGACTTCTCCAATCTCATGCTACCCACCGCACGCAGAGAGTACCAGTTTACAAACGCATTTACAACCCGGGGGCAATCCAGGGCTAAAATCATGGCACAAACGGGTGCTAGCAAAGTTTGGAGGAGTCGCGACATGGAGCCACATTACGAAGGCCTGGAACGTGAAGGAAGTCAACGAGTTAACAACGCCACGCATTCCCAGCCGAAACACAATCAAGTCCCCTATGACTATGGCCAGCATTATGACAACCACCAATCTGCACCCGATAGCATATCGAAGTACCACCGCAACCACTACGGAACAGCCTCTCGAGGATATGACCCGTACCCAAGAGGACAAGGACACTCTTACCGCTCTCGTGGGCAAGGCATGCGAGGTCTACGACCCTATTGTGGTCGCCCGGATCATGGCGTCTACCAAGGACATACATCCGGTGACGCGCAGATGGTATCAAACGGTCATGTGGGACGAGATGATCTACGGAGGCCTGGCACGCCAATACAATCTAACCAGATACTCCGAAGCGATAAGCGAAGCGAAGAAGGCCGACCCGAGCCTTGGCCTAATAATCGGGTTGGAGGAATTACCCGACCACATAGCAGACCGAATCGAAGGATTCCACGCGGACAAAACCGAGCAAGTGCGAACCATGCAGTTGCAACCGGCAAACTTGATGGTATCGAGACAAATCATGTCAGCGCTAACGAAGTTATCGCTAAAAGCATCAGCAATGGCAGCAGTAGCAGGTACTCTGGCGTTCGCGGCATCAATCCCACTAGCAACAGTGATGGCAGTGATGCCAGTAACGCGTCCTATGCTACAGCCCGCTTTAAGCGCGTTGGCCTATGTCTCAAGAAAAGCGATGGTAGTAAGCATAATATCGGCAGCGACAACGCTGGCGGTATCATTGGCACGCTACCTAGTGTAAACCAACTCAACAAGCCCAATTGGTACAGAAGCTTGGTTGAGAGAGCTGCGATACATACCACATGTGATCCGCTCGACTCATCAAGCTTACGTGTCATACGCAACGAAATAATACGTTTATCACGGAACATGAACGTATACCAACATCTCACAACATCTATATTGACCAGTGCCATACAAGATGTATTAATGATCCGATCCGTTGACGCTGATAACATAACCGGATACATGGTCCACCCAAACCAAACGCTAGGTTTGAAGGCCATAGACAGGTTATCTATCGGCTCATTCGAGTATTGGTCACTAAAGCATTTGTATGAATACTTTAAGAATCTCGCGTTCCGATTTTTTGGCTGGGGCGAGGATGTACAACTCCGCCCTTTAGCCCCTCGGTAATACAACGCTACCCTGCCACGTGTCAGCGTGGCGTTGTCGAGTGCAAAGATTCTGTCGCAGCTCAAATAACTAGACTAACTTTGTACCGTGACAATAACAACTATGTCCATTGTGAACAACATCCCACACGACGCTATGTGATGAAGATGAGTTGTCCATACACTGCCACTCTGCAAGCTAATGACCCTTGTGTAGCGAATGAAGTAGTCTCGCTCCTACGGCGTCATTTAACCACAGCAGAGTTGGATCGCACACAACTACAGGCAGAGGCTGTGGAAAACGCTTTCAAATTATTACGCGAACACTACCCGCCCACACTATTAACACCAATGACCCTCGAACAAGTTATCAAGCATAAGCCCCCTAGTATGCGCAAGAAGTATATTAACGCCGCTAACGAATTGAAAGAGCGTGGTTTGCTTGAGCCCTGGGACGTAAAGATATCTGCATTCATCAAGAATGAGAAAATGAGTTTTCCCAATGATGATATTAAAGCTGACATCTTGAAACCCCCGAGAATGATTCAAGCTCGCAGCCAGAAATTTAATTTGGTGATGCAGCGCTTTCTTATTCCTTACGCAAAACTATGGAAGTCTAGGCATTACACCTTAAAAAATGGCACACCGTTTCTAAAAGGCTTTAATACTAAGCAGATTGCTGACATATTACGAGCTGATTGGAAACATTTTTCGAAACCAGTTGCCATATTGTTAGATCATGAGGCTTATGACGCCAAAGTCAACTCTGATTGGACCGCCGCCGAGCATTCCTATTACAAAGCACATTACCCTGGTCACCCTGATCTCAACACATGCTGCAAAGCGTTGTGTAAGAGCAAAGGAAAGACGGCCGGTTCTGTCAAGTACAAGGTGATAGCCACACGATGCTCAGGTGATCCAACCACTGCTGACGGCAATAGCACTGACAACCTAGCTCTTTTGCTCGATCTGACGGAAGGAATCTACTGTATACCCCGGGTCATAGGAGATGATAGCGTATTGACGATGGAGGAAAGCGATTATAATAACCATATGAAGCAACGGCTCAAATGGCTAGGAATTAGATACCCATGGAAAACTAAGCATGAGGTTGTATACCAATTCGAGCGTGTTGAGTTTTGCCAATCACGTCCAGTGAAGACTGTTAATGGG